ATAATAGCAATCAAACCTGCAAATAAAGTAACTACGGGTTGAATTGTTGAAATACTTACAATAGCGCTTAAAACGCTTATTCCTGTGCCTATGTCGGCTTGATTGCTATGCGGTGTCATTCTTTTAAATTATCCTAAATTTGCATTAGGGTCGTTTGGATTGTTAGTTGAATCTTTTGTTTCTTTGTTTTGTTCGTCTTGAATTTGCTTAAACCATTGTAATAAAGGCACTCCGTATTTTGTTGGAAGTTCCTGACAAAATTGGTTTAGTTCTGTTAATTGTTGTTCGTTCAAAGTAATCATAGTGTTTATTTTAAAATTAATAATATTATCAAAATTAGTATTTTTATCAATGCCGAAGTATATTCAGGTTTTATTTTTATAAATTCAGCTACCTTTCTGATAAATTTATCTGTATCAGCGGTTACCCCTACATAAAACGCAGGTCTTTTTAAAACAATAACATTGCAAAGAATGTCAAAGCCAAACCAAAAAGCAGTCGCAAATAAAAACATTGACCATAAACCATAAAGCGACCAAACCAATACATAAACTGAAATATGGTTTATACCCTTCCAAAAATGCCATTTCTTATTTTGCTCGTATGCTTCCTGTGGTTTTATTTCGTAAAGGTCACGTTCTTTAAATTGGTGCTTTTGATATAAAACCCAACTAATTAAGTGAACTAAAAATACTATGGTTAAAAATATAGTCATATTATTTTGCTTTCAAAATTTCAACTTCTGCCTTTAATTCTTGTACTGCTTTTGTTAATAAAGCTATCATACTATTATAATGAACACCTGATAATTTTTTACTTCCGTCTTTTAAATCGTCATAAAATACTAAATTTTTGTCTATTATTTCTAATTCATCTGCAATAAATCCATAATAAATATCTTCATATAATTCATTAATAAATTCTTTATTATGAGTATCTTTTTTACGATAGTTAAATGAGACGGGGTTTAATTGATTAATAAAATCTATATTTTTTATAGTTTCTATATTTCCTTTTGATTCTCTAGTTGACGTTATATAACCAAAATCGCCTCCTTGACCTAAGCCCGCAGTTCTTGGATTGTAAGTTACATTATAAGTATATGGCGAACTTGCCCTTGCATTTGTACCAAATAATACAAGTCCGTCATTTCTTAAAACAAACAAATCGTTACCTGAACTATCTCTTGTTATGATACTATATGCAGAACTTGAAGTTCCTGCTGCTGAAATTGATAATCTAACCCCACTTTCATTACTTCTACCTATACCTAAATTACTACTAATTGAACCGTCACCCGCGCAAACAAGATTCCCACCGACATAAGCATAACCTGACATACGAAGTTGATAACCTGCGTCAGTAGTATAACCTAAACATAAACCACCCGCTGTTGTAAGACGCATTTTTTCAGTAAGAGAACCTGCATCTGCTTTAGTTAAAAATGTTAATTCACCACCTAAAGCACTTGTGGTTGTATTTATAGCTTGTATTCTTGATGTTACAGTTGCAGTACCATTATTATTTATAAAACTAATATCACCATTTTGGTTTCCTCCTGCTGCCCTATTACCAACTAATTCTAAAGCACTATATCTATCTGATGTAGATGTTGCTAAACTTAAAACAGTTATTCCAGAAGTATATCCAGAATAATTAGGACTATTTGTACCAATACCTATATTGCCATTACTTTGAAGAATACGCATTCTTTCAGTTCCCCCAAGCGTAAAAATTATATTATGTGCAGTTTCTGTTCTAATATTTAATCCATTAGTATCTGCAAAGAACGAACCAAGTATACTTGCATTACTTGTTTTTGTTTGTATGATTCCGCCTTGACTTGTATTATTACCTATAACATCAAAATATACATTGTTACTAAATACTGTTGGAGTACCATTAATACCTACACTCCCTAATGAACTTATAGTAATTCTATTTGTAGTATCCGTAGCAAAATTTAAAGTATTTGCAGCGCTTAAATACATACCATTAGTTGGAACTGTTGCACCACTTGGAATAAAAGCAGTTGCAGTTGAGGTACTTGAAAAACTTGCACTTGTTCCTGCTAAAGCAGAAGTTAAAGTTTTTGCACCACCTATTGATTGCGTTGTAGTTAAGTCAACAAAGTTTTGAGTAGCTGAACCTGTGCCACCATTAGCAATAGGCAAAATACCTGAAACGTGAGTAGTCAATGCTATCTTACCCCAACTTGGAGCAACACCAACACCGCCACTAATTAAAGCATTTCCTGTTGCAATGTCTGCTAACTTTGAAAGCGCAGTTGTAGTTGAAGCATAAAGTATATCACCTATTGCATAAGAACTTTGTCCTGTGCCACCTGAAGTTGCAGCTAAAGCATTTGTAAGTGTTAAACTTTTTATTGTTGTAACTCCTGTACTTCTTACAATACTTAAAGGCGTTTCAATCAATGAACCTGCATCACTATATGACCTTACAAAATAATCCATACCTGCGTTTGTTCCTGATTCAGTACCTGAAACTTCAGTATTCCAACGTGCAGTATTATTTGTTCTAAAACTTATTGATTTTGCAATACTTGTATCTGCATCTAAATTTACTATTAAAGCAGAAGCAGCGCCATCAATATGAACTTTTGTAGTAGGGTTTGAAATACCAATACCAAATTCCCCTGTTTGTAAAACTGAAACTAATTCTGTTGAATTTGCTTCACTATAAATTCTAAATCTATGGTCTGCCTGTACATTTCCAATAGTCCATTTGTTTACACCTGCATTTTGAAAAGATATAAAAGCATTGTTTGTTGTAGTCCCGTTTATTTGTACAATTGTACCTGTACCGTGTACGTCTAATTTTGTACCCGGTGTATTTGTACCAATACCTAATCGTTTATTAGTATTATTCCAAAAGAAATTTGTATTATCTTCTAATAAAGCCCCTGAAGCACCTATAAAAGGAACTGAACCTGTTGTTAATGCAGTTGTAATTGTTAAGGTCGCAACTGAACCAACTAAACTAATAGTTCCGTCAAATCCATTCGCATCATTAAATACAAGCGAAGCAATTACGTTAGGTGATAAAACTACATAAGCAGTAGAATCCCATCTATAAATAACGTTTGTATCTTTAGCTACATAAATAGTATCTGCAACTCCTACTAAAGGAAATGCAGCAAAGTTTGCATATTCTTCAACAGTACCTGTAAATAATGATGCCATTTGGCTTAGAGTAATTTTCTTACTCACCCCTGTTGTAGGGTCACCAATAATTGTTATATCACTTAAATCAGGTGCTAACTCAGTAGCTAATTGATTAATTTTTTTACTTTCCATTAAAATGTATAATTTGAAGGCACTTGACACCTATCGTTAATAAATGGTAAACTTAGACTAATATCTAATTTTACACCTGCTAATAAATCAGGGTCTGATTCAGTATAATATGTAACATTAATGTTATTACCCAAAGTCCAAGTTACATTATCATAATCTTGTGGGTATCTTAATTGTGCAACAATATCTTGCCCTACTAATGTCATATCACTTAAAACTTCTGTTTCATTAGTTTCTTCAGATAACATTCTATCCATAAAATATAGACTAAAATTATAACTGATTTCTTTTCCACCAATGCTTGAACCATTTAAAGTAAAAAACATAGCAGGGTAAGTTACCTCACCATTGCTCAACCTTTCCCAAACATCACCAAAATAAACAAAGTTAATTTGTTCGTGGTCGTTTCCTATCGTTGTCAGTTGTTTGACTATTTGGTTTAGTGTCATTTTTTTTAACTTTATCTAAATAAACTTTTAGTTTAGTTTGATTTTTAATTGTTATTTGTTTGCTCATATTAGCATCCTATATTTCCTTGATACCTTTCTTCAAATGATTTTTTTTCATCACCACAGCATCCATTATCACCTAACCACATTGAAACACTATACGCATCATTGTCAGGTTTTATAGAATCAATACCACTACCAAAATTTAAATAATCATAATACAAAGTATTATTTTGTTTTAAATATTTAATCATTCTTTGTTTATAAAATTCTGCCCTTGCTCTGTATCTATTAGCAACATCAATCATATCCTGCATTGAAGGGTTATCAGTATTATCACCTGATTTTCTTAGCAATCCTTTATTATAAAATTGATAAGATAATCCCATTGGTAATTCACTCATAACATAATACACTAATGCATCAACAATATATGTATCTAATAAAATAACTTCATTAGCTGTTAATGTGCTTAATTCAATATGGCTTTGTAATGTATCATAAAGCGCTGAACCTAAAGCAGGTAGAATATACATATCCTGCGCCGTCTTAATTTCAGGCAATACTAATTTCTCATCTACGTTTGCGTGTAGCCCTGTTCTATCCTTAATGGTTTGAACTGATATAAATAATGTGTTTTTGCTCATTTTATCTTCTTGTTACTATGTTTGAAACCCAACGATGTCTACAACTTTCTGAATGTGTGCCATCTGCTTCAGTCCACCAACCACCTCTCCTATCCCAAACTGAATATCCTAAACGTGCTGAGATGCTTTCAATATCACTACGAGAATACATTTTATCAGCCGTTAATAAATACTCACAAAATGGTCTACTTTTTAAAATTAATGGGGTTGTAGTTTTACTTGCATCAGGTATATTAAATTCCTCTTTCCACTCATAAGAATATCTTATTAATAATTCTTTTGTAACAGGTGTTACTTTTTGAACTATTGACCCAATAGATTCAGTTAAAGTTCTTTCAATCACTACATTTGAATCAATACCTTCTCCTATTGTTGATTCACTTATATTTAAAAAACCTTTTTCAACTAAGTCATTAATAATATTTGATACGCTATCAGTACTTGTTTTTAAAACTTCTGCAATAACTTCAGGTGTAACTCTTTTATCTTTTGCAATCAAATCTAAAACATTTGCTTGCATTTGTGTAACATCAGCAAATAATTGAAAATCAATGTCATCATTAAAGCGTGTCTTTTGTTTCCATACTTTAAAATTAGATTTCATTTGACCAAACTCAAAAAAGACGCTAAAATCATCTTTAAAATTTGATACTTGTTGCACAGGAACAGGCTGATATTTACTTATATCAATACCTGCTTTTTCAAGCAACCATTCTTTAGGTGCAATTTCTTTTAAAATATTTTCAGTAAATTCAAAGCCAATAGGCTCTGTTGCTATAATTTTTAAATCAGGCTCTTGTATTCCTCTTAACTTAGCTAACATATTAAACACACCTTCAAGGTGCATTTGCTTACTATTTACATAAGTATTTTTGAATATTTCATATCCATCTCTCATCTCAGTTCTACTTCCCAACTTACCCGCTTCTGCAATACCGAATATTGAAGGCGTTGTAATTTGATGACCGCTAAATATGTTAGTTTGGATTAATGTATCAACCTTAGCAAAATCTTCTTTAGTAATATCACTTGCTCCTAAATCATCAATAATTGGTTTACGCTGTGAATCATTTACAAATGCTAAGATAAATTTCTTACCATCTGAACCACTAAAACGCTTTGTAAATCTATTTTCTATATTACGCTTTTCATCATCACTTGGCTCTCCATTAGGAAGGGTAATAAGTTTACTTGCGCTAAAACCTGTTTGAGCATTACCTAAGACGTGCTTAGAAATTTCAATGTCTGATTCTATATAATTTAAAGCACCAAAATAAGTAGGTAAAGAATAAATACCCATATTAGGTCTATATTCTTTTATGTACATAATCTGTTTGCCATTAGGATTATTAGGATTAAATGCAGGATAAACAATAGTTTTTTCTTTATTGTCTTTCCAATCATCTTTATACCAAAATTGAGTATTGTCTTTATTAGTACGAATCTTAGTGTAATCGCAATGCCATACCTCTGCTAATTGCCCTGTAACTGACCAAATAATTTCTAAATAATACCCTCCAAATAGTTCAGTATCTAAAGAAACTTTACGAGTGATTTCATTAAGGCTCTCCATTCTATTAACCTTATCAACAAAAGTTTGGCTTTGTTCAGCACCTTTCCAACCATTTCCTGTAATATAGTGAACCTTGCTTTTGATAATAGCATTATGTTTAGCTGACTTATTAAATAAATCAACTAAATAATTTGGGTAGTCATTTCTATCTCCATATTGCATATAACCTTCGCCCTTCTTTTCTTTGAATTCAGGCTGTCTTGCTTCTGCGAAACTTAAAACTCTTAAATCTATCATTGTCTTATTGTATAAGTGTCTGTTGTTGTGTATTCAGTATATGACATTGCAGTACCTATTAGTTCCATAATGCCACTTTCAAGCTCATTTAAGCCCGTTGGATTTGTATTTGAAGTACTTGCTTGCTCAAATACTTGGTAGTCATATTGCCCATTTAAAGCAGTATTGAAATAGGTATTAGTAGTTATACTAAATTCATTAAATCTATCCTTATATGCACTTACATCAGCTGCATAAAGTTTTATAAATTTTATTTCAGTATTGGCGCTTCTATTTGTAAATACAAATAAATAATTGGGGTTTGTTAATAACTCCTTTTCAGTTAATGTTAATATCACATTTTGTGTTTGTCCTTTTGTTAACCTCATCATATATCTAAATAGCATAAATTTGAATTTTTTGCATATACGAGATAAATAACCTAATAAGTCAAGTTTGGCTTTACTTTGTTATAACATAAGTCAAGTTATAACATTACTTTATCCCTTAAAAGTAACATAACAATAACTATATGTTACTTTAATGACACATTATCGTACGAACAAGTGTACCAATATTACACAATTTGTGATGTTCACGTATTCGTGAAAGGTTTAAAAAAATGAACACTTGCGTAGTATGACTACTAGCAATTAACAAATTTTGTTACAAATACTTATAAATTAGTAATATATATACCCTAATTATGTTACAACAATTAACAGAATAACCCCTTACTATTTTACATATTGTGTCAAATCTGCTTGAATAATTCGGAAAAATTCATGCAAATGTTACCAATTTGGTTACAAAGTTCTCTAATAGAAAACTTTATCAATCATAAAAGTTATCTGATAAGGCAACTTTGAGCCGTATATGATTGACAATCGGCTCATTTATGATTCATAAATGGTCATTAATGACGCATTTTACCAACATTAGTGTCATAAAAGGCACTTTATGGTGTATGTTTCAACATAAAAAAACCCCCAAACCAATTAAGGAATGGGGGTAAACCTATAAACCTATGAAAAACCTATACTCCTGCTGTTGTCAATACAGAATAAACTGCTTGTGCAACACTCGGTGCTAATGCAGCCTCCGAGCCTGAGAAAGTTAAAGAGAATCCGCTTCTATCTCCTTGTGCAGTACCCGTTCCCGCAGTACCCGCTGTCAAATCAATTCCACGCGTTTTTCCTAAGTACCAATACACTCCATTACTATCTTTTACAACTGCCACTAAAGAATTTTGTGCCAATAATAAAATTTCATTACGAGTATTAGTTTGTAATTTATTTAATGCGATTTGTAATTCTTGAGCATAAAAAACTGTACCATTTGCAACAGAAGAAGTTAATGTTTGATTCATCATTGATGTATCTTTAACTAATTCATATTTCCAAAATCTTTTACCTGTTGCCTTAGTCAAGGCAGTAATTACACCACTTGCTTCAGTTGATGCAGTTACGTTTGCTGCTTCTGTAAAATATACCTCTACGACGCCGCCTAAACTATCACGACAATCTAAAGTATATCCTTGTGTTAATGCACACGCCATTTTGTTTAATTTTAATAATTTAAAAATGGGGGTATTTTACACCCCCTAATATTATGATAAGATAAACTTAACTACTTCATCAGGGAACGCAATATTTGTTCCTATTTTGAATTCAGCCATGAATCTTACGCTATCAGCTTCTTTTGCAAAGAAGATTTCAAACTTTTCTTCTTCATTCAACAAATCTGTTCCTAAGAACATATTGCTTAATCTTAAAGCATAAATCTTATTTGTACTATTCAATCCTGCTACTGCTATTACTTTAATTGCAGTTCCTGGTAATGTAAACTCACTATCAGCTTTGCCATCAAAAGCATAGTTGAACATATTAGCATTTTTCAATGCAATAGTGTAAGTTCTAAATACATCCATACCACAGAAAATACTCATATCTTCAGCAGCTACAACTTTAGCATCAATAGCTTTGTAAACGCCATCAAAAATAGCGACTACGTTAGAAGCAGTAATACCTGTTGCAGAAGCAATAGGAGCACCTGTTGTATATCCACTTACGTTAGAAGCTACAACACCTGAAGCAGCACCAATCAATTTAACTAAACCATCAAATTTGTTTAGGTTAGCAGTAGCACTTGCTGTATCACCTTGCCATAACGCTGTTTCTACTTGTGCAGCAATAGTCTTAGCTTTTTTGTCGCTATATTGTTGCTCAAAAGGAATAGAATCATATTGGCTACCTGTTGGTAATGCCTTTTGTAAATACGCTGTTTCTAAAGACTTAGGACATAATGCCTCTTGTACTTTAATTTTTCCAACAGTCACAGTTCTTTGAGTGAAAGTTGTTGTACCTGATGCGTTAAATCCGCAAGTTCCACCTGCTTGGAATACCGCATCGGTATCCATAATGTTGATAGTCTCTGATGACTTCACACCAATCATTACGTTACCTGCACTCTTGATAAGAGAAGCAGTTTTTGCACCTAATACAGATGAGGTAACTAATTCTGCCTCATTTTGTTCTGTGTATGCGCTTAATGCTGAAATGTCAAATGCCATTGTTATTAATTTTTATTTGTTTAAAATTGCGTTTCTATATTTATTTAATCTTTGCTCTTTAATATCATTTGTAGATATGAAAGAAGAAAAGCTATTTGGTTTTTGAATTGGGTCAGCATTTGGTTGGATTGAAAGTGCTTCTATTAATTCAGCTACTTGTGCAAATCCTTGTTTAACCTTACTTTCTAATTCATTAACCTTATTTTGTAAATCTTCATTTAAAGATAATACCTGATTGAATTTTGATGCTAATTCATCTAATTTTACATCTTTTTCAGCAGCTACTTCTTCAGGCATAGCATCTTCTTTTGGTGATGCAACCTCTACGATAATACCATTTTCATCAATTTGGAAACTTGTTCCATCCATTAATTGATACTCACCCATTGCAGGTATTGTGCCATCAACTAATTTAACTTCACCTCCAACTTCTAATGCAGAAATTTCTACTTTAGAACCATCAGCTAAAGAATACTCCATTAATTCAACCTTTGTTTCTATTGGCTCTGCAACAGGAACTTCAGGTGCGGCTGCATCTTCAAATAATGCTTTAATCTTTAAAATTGCCTCTTGTGCGTTCATACTTTTATTTTATATAGTTAAAAAATACATTGTTTATCACTTAACTTCTGATAATATTTTTTTAATGGTATCCATTAATGATGCAGCTTTAGTGACTTGCTGTGGTTTATAATTAAATAAACCTTCAACTGAAAATCCCTTAACTGAACCATCTTTCACCATTTTCCATACTTCTTCATTATCAACTTTAAAACTACCAAACCAACTTCCATCAGGTACATCTTCAAAGCCTTTCATTGGTTGGATTCCTCGTGTTTTGTCAGTAATAAAACTTTCAAACATTGTTAAACCTTCTACAACTTGACCACTATCGTGCATTAAATTCACATTACTTTGATACCCTTTCTTAAAGAACTTCTGTGCAATTTTGAATATAGTTTCCTTAGTAAAAGCCACATAGTAATCACCATAAGTAGCATCACTACGGAAAATAGGAATATCAGCCAACATAATAGCACCGCTAATAATTCTTTTATCCTCATTAACAATATCAAAGGATTGTGTTTGTTTAAATGCATTCCAATTTTTTTGAATAGCAGGTCTATCGACTAATGCTATAAAATCCACTTGAGCATCATCATTTACATCATCTGTAATGTCAAGCATATAAATAGGTAATTCTAAGTTCATAATTATAAATAGTTAAATTGTTATTGTTTATCGCTTAGTTAAAACTTGCTCTATTTTCTATTGTTCTAACTCTGTCTTGGGTATTTGAAATATCACTTTCTAAAACATATACTCTTGTTTCACCACCGCCACCACCTGTTCCACCACCGCCACCACCTGTTCCACCACCGCCACCTGTATTTGGTGCGCCACCTGTGCCTAAATCAGGAACTGCTCCTGCACCTGCTCCACTTAAATCAGGTGCGCTACCGCCTCCTCCACCACCAATAGAACCGCCGCTTGGTAAATTTTTTCCTGCATCTTTAATAGCGTTAATTTGGTCAATACCTGATTTAATAATTAACGCAGTTTGAGCAATACCACCTGCAATAATTAAAGCTGACCAAGGCAATCCTAATGTTAAAGGTGAAGCGGCAACTGCTTTTGCAGTAGCTGCAACAGTATTCACAACCACTTGCCCAATAGCTGCTGCTTTTTCAATTATAACTCCTGCAATAGCTAAATCTCTATTTTTACCTGCTAATGTTTGTAAATCTTTACCAAAATTTTCAACTGCTTTAAATTTTTCAAGTAATATAGCTTTCTTTGCTTCTTTTTCAGCAGTTTCAATAGCAATATTATTAGCAGAATGTTCTTTTTCTATCTTTTCAATTTCTTTAGCATTGCCTTTAGCAGCTAATAATTTAGCTTCATATGATTTATCTTCTATTGCTTGAACATTATCCCAATAAGCACCACTATCTTTTGTTAATCCTTTTTGCTGTGCTTGTAAAAGTTCTACCTCATCTAACAAGCCTTTTTTAATAATTTCATTTTTACTTTTTTGCCCCTCAGCTTCAGATGTATCAATTAAATCTTTTTTTATCTTTGCTTGTTCTTCTTGTGATAATTTTATAAACTCTTTATCTTCATCTAAATCAGATAATTGCTTTTTTAATTTAGCTAATCTTGTAGCTTCCTCTCTTTCATTGTCATCTTTAATAGCTGCAATCTTAATATCAGATATTTTAGTTTGAAATTCTTTTTGTGTTTTAACTTCTTCTTCATCTTTTTTAGTTTTAGCCTCTACTTGTTTTTTATTTACTTCAATTAAATCAGCATCATAAGCTTCATTAGCTGCATCTATTAATTTCTTTTTTAATTCATCATTAATTTTTAAGGCATCAATTTCAGCTAACTTAGCATCTTTATCTATTTCTAATTTCTTTTTAGCCTTATCTTCTTCACTTGTAATTTCTGCTAATGCCTTTTCATTTTGAAGGTCTAATAAAGTTTTATTAGCTGTTTTAGTATCTTCTTCTATTTTCTTTTTTGCATCATCATCTATTTTCTTTATTTCTTCATTGTGTTTATCTTGTGCATCTTTCTTCTCTTTATTTGCCTTTGCAGTATCATCAGTAGCTTTTTTATTATATTCTGCTGCTGCAACTGTTTTATCATTTTGCAATGTTCTAAATTGCTTTGTTTCTTCATCTGTTAATTCACCATTAACTTTTAATTTATTTCTTAAAGATGCTAATTCATTATCAGTTTGTTTGATTTTAAGGTCATAAATCTCTTTTTCAGAACCGCCCTGTGCTTTTAAAACTTTAATTCTATTAGCTATATCTTCATTTGCTCTTGTATTAGCTTCTGAAATAGAATCTAAATTTCTTTTAGCTTCACTTGTTACACCTATAAAATCAGTAAATGCTTCAACTACTTCACCAACTCCTTTGGCTAATGCTCCTAATGGTGATGACATTATCCATTTCTTAATAGCATCAAAGTTTGCTATTACCTCACCTAATATAACAACTAATGCTCCTACACCTGTTGCAATAATTGCACCTTTTAAAACCTTAAACCCTGTTGAAGTAGTTTCTACTGCAACGCCAAAAGCCTTTTGAGCAGTTGCTGCAATAGAAGTAGCAGTAGCATTTAATTTTTGGAATGTAGAAGATGCTTGTATTTGAACATTTAATGTCTTAAAGCTATCTATACTATCACCCAATGCGTTTAAACCTTGCGCCAATGCCATTGCTGAATTGACTTTTAATAAAGCCTTTTCTACATCCTTACTTTCAGTACCAAATAAACCCATCACCCCCTGTACAGCAGCAAATCCACCTGCCACACCTGTTAACGATTGAGTAACTGCCTTAAATTTAGCATCAGGATTAAAGGCATCTGTCATTACCTTAGCATCACCTATTTTATCTTTAAGTTCGGCTGCTTTTTTTGCTGCATTAACAGCTTCAACAGAAGTAGCACCGAATTTATCAGCCATAGTTGCTACATTAGCAACAGCTTCTTTTAATTGACCACGTAGACTTTTTATCGAACCACCTGTTTCTTCAATCGCATCACCTAATTTTTTAGTATCCTCTGTCGCTTGTTTTGCATCAGTTGTAAACTGAATACCTACTATCTCATTCTCTGTTGCCATTAGTTAGTATTTATAACTTTTAATAAATTTACTTCAGTAGTATTAAACTCTAAAGGATTGTAATTGTTTATCTTATTTAATCTATATAACACACCATTAATCCATATATATTTACTAAAATCTAAATTATATATATCTATTGCAGACATATAAACTCTACACGTTAATAGTTTACTATTCTTATTTGTAATTTCTAAGATATATGGTAAATGATATGTATTGAATAAATTATCTGTTGGGTATGTAGTTGCAGGAAATTGTAACTCTTTTGGAACACCAAAATTAATATCTATTGTTGGCGTATTTGGGTCATTAAGATGCCCTGCATAACCATAAGCAGTTAATATTGATATTGTTCCTCCTGCATCATCTTGTAATTTCCATGTACTAACTCCTGTTATTTTCTTAGCCATCATAATTCTAATAACACTATCCATTGTATCCTCTTGGGTATTATTATTAGATAATTTGTATATGGCAGTATGATATTTATCTTCTCCTGTGTGTAATGTTAATACTGAAGGCGCAAAGATAATTTGTGAAGATGCAGTATCTTTTATAAAATCATAATTAGTATCATAGATATTATCACCATAACCAATACCATATTTTTTTAAATAGTTGTCATTATAGTAATCATTGTCAGTTGCATATTTATATGAATAATATCTTGCGTTTAATTGGCTCATAGGTTTAATAGACATACTTTGTAAAGTATCTATTTTATTTGACCAATCCAATGAATTCTCACTACCATTATCATAAAAGTCTATGAATGGTTTTATATATAATAATTTTTCATTTAAATTATCTTCATAAACATATAGATTAAACATTTTACAAATACTTAAAAAGAAATCTTTTTGAAATACCCCTTTAGGCAAATTGTTATTTATTGCCACAGTACCATTATAAGCAACGGTTGCTAACTGCGCTGATAATTGCTTAAAAGAAAAGTTAGCATAGGTTACATTTACTATATATGTATTTGCAGTAATTGGAACACTAATATTAATCTTTACTATATTTGTATTGCTTATTTCTCCTGTGTAATCAAATGTAAATGTAAAAGGATTATTAGCAGAAAATGTATTAATAATTTGCTGTTGAACTACAACGCCATTAATATATAATGAAGCTGTAATATTAGAAGCTGCATCTGTTTGAAATGTACCTGTTATAGTAGCCAATGCCCTAATAGATTTTGTACTTGAAGTATAAGTAAATATACTTTTTCCAGCATTTTCAGTAAAGTTAAGTAAAGTCGTAGTGCTAAAAGGTAAATCAACATTTCGTGCGGTTGGTGTATTACTATTTAAAATATTTGTAGATGTAGATATAGTACCTAAAATAAATTGGTCATTTGTACCAAATATCCCCTGACTATTATTTGGAATAATTAATGTCTTAAAAAATGCTGTATTAATAAAATCAGATGTATATGTGTAATCTGTACCTGCAAATATTTTATCTATATATTCCTTTGCAAACAATGCAGGTCTAAATGTACTTACTTTAAAATCATCTTTATTAGTTGATACATTACCATAATCAATCAATGGGTAATAATATCCTGAACCATTTATAGTATTCCAACTTGCTTGAATGTTTGTAGTATTCCAAGTATGGTTATATGCGCTGAAATCTAAATCTTCTAATCTTTTATTACCTAATTCAGTTATAAAACCACCCAACTCACCAAATACTGCGCATTGATATTGTGCTATTCCATTGGTTACTATTATTTCAAGTATCCTAATTACTCCTTTAAATATTTGAATCTTATCTATGAATATTACGCACTTGGCAGATTGAGAAGCATTGAAATTATAATTTACATTCGTTAAGTCAGGATTGTACTCATTATCATTAGCCATATCAAAAACAAATCCAAATATTTTATTATTTGTTGATGTACTTGGTATGCTGATTGTTTTGCTAAAAGAAGTATTCTTAGTTCCAAAATCTGCAACGTCATCAATAGCATAAGTAAATTGCGTTGATATATCTAATAATAAATCAATCTTATTATCTTCAATATAAATTTCAGTCTTTATCATTATCTAAATTGGCTGTTTAAATATTTACCTACCTCTACTTCCATATCAAAATTAAATAAACCATCAGCTACTTTATACTTGTATTGATAGTTAGTATTTCTTATTGTTACAGGAAAATAAGCACTTTGCACTTCCATATAAACTAATGGAGATGCTACTAATTGAGCCAACCAAGCATAGTCTTGGTCATTAACCCAATCACTTGTTAAGCTGTAATAATCAGTATGTTGAACAGCAAAGTTAAAAGTACTTTCATTGTATTTGTTATAACTATCTATGTTAGTCATACTTGAACCACTTAATTGATAAGGGTTTCTTCTATAACTTGAACGTTGAAACTCACTCCTTCTTTTATTTACTAATCTAAATGCCATAGTATCAAACCCGCCCAACCTATTAAGGAAGTGAAGATTATATTGTCTATATTTAGGATTGCATACTTGTCTAAATTTTAATACTCTTGTAACGGCAGCGCCTACTGTGATATAAACATTATAAGCATAAGTATTCTCAGTAATTAAAGTGCTACCCGCCCAAGTATTTATTGAACCTGCTTGAAAATTAAATAAATTAAACTGTCCTGATAAAGTTAATCCACCACTAACAGAAGTCTGTACTACATTACTTTCATTTAATGTTTGCACCCATAATTTATAAGTACCACTTGTTATCTTTAAGAATGAAATAAAATATTGGTCGCCATATTCAATAGGAATATCTGTATTATCTCTATCACTTAACCAATCATCAGTATAGTTCTCAATTAATAAATCATCATAATAAGATGAAAGAACTAAAGGTATATCACCATTCTCTGTGAATATATCACCAAATAAAGGTGCATAATAATTATAACCTGCATAACTTCCACTCGCTAAATTAGATATTACTACCCCACTAACTTCCTCACCTATTCGTACTTGATAGTCAACTTTTATTTTATCATTAGATGCTACTAAAACACTTGAACCTGAAGGCTCAAAATAATTAGTTACATAGCTACGAACTATCGGCGATGCGTTAAATACTCCATAATAACCTTCAGCACTTGGTGCAGGAAATATTTTATTTCTACTTACCTGTGCGCTATTTACATATACATCATATACAAATTTAAAATTATTAGTTGTACTATTTGTAGAACTTGCTACAAACCAAAGGTCATCGTGCATACTTGCGTAATCTGCAGGAAAGCTATTTATTGTTATTGCCATCTTTATTTATTTTATTTACTGTTTGTCTTATTTGTAATTGCATATCACCCCCAAATGCTACTGCCATAGTTTTAAAAAAATCTTTATCAAATATCTGTTTTATTGCATCATCAAAGAAATATGTTGACCTTAAACCATCACGCTTTATAGCTGTTGCTGTCATATAAGAAATCTGTAATAATGTCAATGGCTTAGGTACTACTTCTTTTAGTCTTTTGTTTTTAGATTGCCCTGCCTTTAAATTATATTTTTGACTTTCATTACTAACCTTTGCCTTTCCTAATTTATACCAAGCCTCAATAGACTTAGCCATTTTCTTATTAGGATATGGTGTCTTGTATTCGTATGGTGTATTACCTATTTTCTTGGGTTTAGCATTTTCACCTCCAACGCCTTTAACTCCCTTATTTACATAATCATAATAAACTGATGCAGGATTTTTTTTATCATAACCTAACCACATTTCATAATTGTTCCCAAACTTATTAACTTTTGGTGGAACTAACTCACCTATTTTTCCTGAAGCTATTGAGCCTGATTTATTAAGATAAAATTGAACTGCATCATTAAAAGCCTTACCATAGAAATACATCATTCTTTCTACAACAGGCAATTCATCAGGATTAATGACATCAACTGCCTCACCTATACTTTTAAGGTATCCATCCTTTAATGCTTTTGCCTGTGCTTTTGCCTCACTCATAATCTTAAATAGCTGAATTGGATTAGAATATCGCACAAAAAACCCCCGCCTTCTAAAGCAGGGGTAACCAATAAACCTATCTCAACTTCTTATTTTGTTCTCTGTCGTATGAATTTTTAGCTTTCATATAAGCCATAGCATTTAGAAACTCTAATGTGGTAAGGTCAAATACTTCCGAAGCTCTGATATTTTCTTGGGCGGCAATAAGTTTGCAGGTATAATGCCATCCATAGATTCGTATAAAATTCCCATCACTAGTTGCGATTCCACTTTGTTCATCTTCGTCAATAGTTCCATCTCCATATAATCCTTTGAAACTTCTATCCAATTTCTGTATAGTTGATAAAAAAAAACTAACGAATGATATATGTGTATAAAATTTGCCTCTTGCATATCTTTTGCATATTCCTCGTGCATACTTGCATCATATTTATCATCTACCCATTTACCCAACCATGACCTTTTTTGTGGTATTACCATTGAAGCAGCTATCTTATGCAAATTCTCAACTGTGTTCTTAGCAAATACCTTGCTCTCTATATAACGAGCAGAAGGCATATTTTTGACGTTGTAGTTAATCCTATACCTTTTGCCATTTACAACAATAAAGTCCACAGGTGCGCCTGTAATTGGCGTTTGTAGGAAGTCTAAGTCTTTCCTTATTGTTTTAAGTTCATCCAAACTCATTGAGTCTATTTGATACTCGGTTAATCCTGTTATAACGCATAGCAATTTTACATCAATATCTAATTCAGTCCAATCCTTTTCAGGTTTGGTCATTATTGGGATTATCTGTTGGTATTGCCAAAGTGTGAGATTATTCCATTTCATAGCACGAAGTTAAATATATTTCTTCAATATCTTCATCATATTCTAATATTTCATCAATCTTATTTAAGACTTCTGCACAGGTAAAAGGTTGACCTGTCTTGCATTGTTGCTCTACCCATTCTCTAAACTTTAAAAGTTCTTTCATAGGTTATTTGTTTTGGTTATAGGTTTGGTTGTAGTATTCTTTTGAATCAACTTTTGGATAATAATGTATATATCCTTTTAAATAAGCATCTAATATCTGCTCTTTTTCTTTTTCAAGTAATAATTCTGCCCTTTTGATTATACCTAATATCATAGGAAATTCTTGAACATATTTAAATTCTTCAATTAATTCTTGCATTGCCGTTTTCATTGTCTATCTTTTATAAAGAAGTAAATAATAGCAGTTGTATATATAATCAAAAATAAAGGTACTGAAAAAAAGAAGAACTTAATTAATTCTAAGGCTTTTCTCATTGGTTTGGGTTTTAATTGTTAAATGTTCATATCTTATTTTAGCCTCAAGTTCACCTATTTTCTTTTCAAGTTTCATTATTTTTTCTATTAGGAGTTCGTTCTCCATTTTATCTAAGATGGCTTGTTTTAGTTCATAATTATTTCTCATATTTGTTTATTTTAGTTTGAGCAATTTGGTTATCTGCTTCTTTTTCAGCCTCAACATCTTCCGCATCTTCATCTTCTTCTTCCCAATCGCAATGTTCTAAGCAATCGGGACATATTCCCATTTCGGGCATTGTGGTATGTGCTCCGCAGCAAGTTGAGTATGACATATTATATATTTTCTAGGTAAGCGGTAATTAAAAATGCTATGACTAATATGATAGCAGCTTCTATATTGTATTGTCTTTGTTTCATTTGTATATTTGTATTGTGTATGAATATGATAACCATTTAAAGTTTACTGCTCGTATTGCCGACCAATATTCTATTGTAGGTAATAAGGTAATGCAGTTACCTTGATGTAATCTGTATGCTTTTATTTTCATATTATGATTCTTTTAGGTTAATAAAACTTCCAACAAATTCTTTTGGTGTACCTCTAAAAAATTCTGTTTGGCAATGGTCATTATGATAACCTACATACTCAATAGTTCTATCTGATTTAATTATAATATCATACAAATAATCTTCAGAACATTTGCTTCTACTATTTAATCCATAAATATAAACGTTACCTGGACCATCTTTTATTTTAGCAATTAATTGAGCTGCTAAACATCCTGCCCCATTAAATACCAATGTATCATCTTTAAGACCTAATCCATTAACTACATATCCTTTAGATAGCCATTCAGCAGTTTCTAATGGATGCCCTTCAGGATAACCATCATATTGGCAGTAAATTAATGTAATCTCATTGCTTGTTATTGAGTCTGTTTGTTTGTGTTGCTCAATAATTCTGTAAGTGCTTCTCGTTCCCATAGTTTTTAATTTTTATTTGGTTTTAAAATATGCGTTGTGCAGTCGCATCCCTGCCCTTTGGGGATTAATAATTTTTAAATATTAAATTTAATGTTTCAATAATTTTATTTGCATCTTTTTGATAATAGGTATTTTTAATTGCATTTTCAATTCTAACCATACCTTCTTTTGTACTTACAACCATAAGTTGTGCAAATAATTTAGGAGTTTCAACATTAGTAAATTCTTGAGTAAATACTTCTTGTTTTTCTTCTCCTAATTCAAGAGTTGTAAAAATTTTGTTTTTGTAATTCATAAATATTGGTTTTTTGCAATTGGGTTAATTCCCTTTTGTTATACAAATATACAACATATAGACATACTATATACATATTATGCATTATTTATTATAAGTGGTAAAATAGATGGATAAGTGGTAAAAGTTACCCAATAAAGCAACTTTTGTGATTAATTAAGCAAAGGCATAACGCCCTGAACCCCTTTTAATATTAAAATTCTGCCAAGCTAACGCCAATGCTACTACACAATCATCATGGAATCCATTAGGCGCTGAATACCTAACCCCATTAGCCGTAAATTGATATTCAAATATATCTAACTCCTGACTAATGACCCCTTCAGGAAATCCTATTTTGCCTTGTTGTATAGCTGTTGATAAGCCTTCCATAAGCTGCTGTTTAGATTGGCTTGTAAACTTTAAGCCCTCAATATTAACCCCATCTCTTAATAAGTCCTCTAATATAGGGTCGCCAACTCCTGTGCTATCAGCTAAAATAGACGCATTAGGCAGTCTTTTAATGTTTTCTTTGGTATTATGCCAATCCATTTGGAAACGGTCAAAATACGCCACATTACCGCCATTGTCAAGCCCTATGATAACAGTCCAATCCACAGACTTTGCCAAATCAATTCCAAAAGATACTATTGATTGAGCTGACATTGGTTTAATACATCTGCGAATAAATTCGTTCCCGAATGGGTTAGCACTATTCTCAGCAGGGTTTGCCATATACTCCTGCTCAAATACCACAGCAGGTAATTGTAGTTTCGCATCCTGAATTTCTCTTTTATTAATATAAGGATTGTCATAGGTGGTATATTTAAAACCTTCCCATTCATTTTCTCCCGACTTCATAAATAAGCTATAAAAATAATTTTTACCTCTTGGTGTAGATAGAAATACAGCTTTACCTTGATAATCTGTTAATGTTGGTCTAATAGATGAAAGCCAACCATTTTCAAGGTCGGGTATAAAACTTGCTTCATCAATAATAACTAAATGAAATTTACGTCCTCTTAAATTATCTAATCTTTCACCCGTAAAAAATTCAATTGTTCCTCCATTAGGACAATAGATTTTTAAATTACTTAAATTATTCCTAAACATTAAAACATTAGTTAGTTTCTCAAAAAATGTTTTAGCTAATTTATAAGTAGGTGTAATGTAAGCAACTGCACCACCCCCTTCAATAGATATATCACAAGCAGTTTTAAGGCATAATATTTGGCTTAATTCTGATTTGCCAAATCTCCTTCCACACATAACAACAATAAAACGCTTTTTGCAGTCTAATATTTCCTGTTGATTAATATGTGGTTTTGCAATTTCAATTCTCATAGAATAGTTTTGCCTTCAACAAATACTATTTCAATCTTATTATCACTATTCATATCTATTTGTTCTTTTGGTTTACCATATACTCTTGTCATTAAAGTATCTAATGAGTATAAACTTCCTTTTTGTAAACTTTTATTCATAGCATTTGCAATAGTCTTTTCCATTATAGTAGCCTTTGGATTTTTATAAACAGCATTTAATTCTTCCATGTCCATTGACATCATTACCTGAATAGTGTCATTTATTTCGCTTAGTTTATACCCTTGCTCTTTTAGTAGGCTTACATACTTTCTCGGACGTCCGTTCGGATTTCCTGATTGTCCTTTTATAAATGGTATTAAATCTTCTTTGCTCATTCTGTTATTGTTCTGTTTTTATTACTTTTTTTTAAATATTTTCCAATCTATAAAATGATGAAATCTTCCATATCTAATAACAGTTTTTGCATATTGCGGCCATACTGCTTCTATCATTTTAGCTTTTAATAATTTTTTTTCAGGATTATTTCCTTTATATAATTCATCTTGATTTCCCCCTTTCATTTTTGCTGTTGTAGATGTTTTATCAACTAAGTAATATACACAACTTAATGTACTTCCGCCATTATGTAATACTTGTAAACATAAATCTATATCTTCATTATATTTTAATCTCCATTTATAAGGTATGGAATTATTTATTAATAAACTACTATATATATGAACATTTTTTTTAAAAGGTTGTTTTGGTGCTCTTACACAAAAAGTAGTATACTCAAAGCCTAAAATATCAATATTATTATTATATGTATTTTTTTCAACATATACAAGTGCATCATTAATATTATCTATAACTAATCTTTTACCATTAATCCATTTTCTAAAATTTCTTATATTATCATCAAAAATCCAATGATATTTATAACCTAAATTTTTTGCGTGTTCCCAACAATAATTTCTTGCAGGGTAACTTCCTAAACCTAAATTTGCAAATGGTAAAATTAAAACATATTTTTCCCCAATAGATAATTTATATTCATCTGCTTCCTGAGGTTCAACTGCTATTAAAAAATCAATATTGGCTTTTTTAAATATATTTGCAGTCATCGGATTATAAGCACGACCCTTAGAAATTATGTAAATTGGGTATTCATGTTTACTTGCCATGCATTGTTGTATTTTTTATAATTTATATCTAATTTTTTTAAATAATTTTCAGCATCTTCTACATTATTAAAAATAAATACTACTCTTTGTAAACCTGCTGATTCACCAATTGGATTAAATTCCTCTGTAAAATCTAAATCATTTTCATTCATAGAATTTATTTCGTGTCCAATTGCAAAATTAGGTATATTTAAGCCCCAATCAGTTAATTCTTCTGCATCCCAATTATTTGCAAGGTCATCCCAATCCCATTCACCAAATCCAACATTGTCTTTTACTATAAATTCCTTTTGTTTTTGTTCATTCCAATTTACTATTTGCACAGGTACTTCTTTCCAACCCGCTTCTTTCATTGCTTTTAATCGCATATTGCCACCTAAAACAATCATATCTGTATTGACTACAATAGGTCTAACATTAGACATTTCAGGGAAGTCTTTAATGCTTTTAACTAATTTTTTGAACTTATCATCTTTGATTACTCTTGGATTGTTCGGGTTTGGTTTAATGTCGCTAATCTTAACGACCTTGACCTCTGTAATTGCGTTCTTTTCTATCATTTTTATTATAGGATTTTTTTTCTTTTCCTCGCTTCCTTTTACCAAAGGTAACCTTTCTTGCATCATTTTTAACTTTTGCCATCTAATTTTTGTTTATGCGTATCTTCTAATAAATTAATGTATTGTTTTTTATCCCCATATTCTATATGACAATTCCTACAAACCGCCATCAAATTTTCAATTTTATCTGCATCTGTGCTTCCCCCCATTCCCCTTCTATGTATATGGTGAATATCTACTGCTCTACTTCCGCAAACCTCACAGGGCATAAAATCTTCACCTCCGTAACCAAAATGCTTTAGATATATTTTAGTATGGTTTTTTATTACAAATCTTCTTTATGATATAAATACTCACTATCTTCTGTATGTATCGCGCCTGTCATTAATTTACCTGAAGCATCTTTATGGGTTTCACCCGTCCATAATATTCCCTCTTTAGTATAATGCGGTACGCCTTCTTTAAATTGTTCATTATCAATTTGCTGAAGTTTTTTTTGCGCCCATTCAATCCCTTCGTCGCCACCCCAAGCGTCCCACATTAAACCGCCGCAACCTTTTTCATAAGGTACATTTTTATTTTGTTGATGTCTTTTAAAAGATGACATTCTTGCAATCGTGTCGCGTGAAATTGGTTCTTTGTTTGCTAATTGATTTGCCCTTGCTTTTCCAACAGGTGTGCCACATTCACGCCAACCGTTTGCTTCTACATATTTTAAAGCCCTTTTTGCGTTATTTGTTGCAGCTTCAGGATAATCAGTATATGAATCTTGAACTGCAAATTTAATGCCTTTTGCTGTCGTTTTAGAATTAATTAATTCAACTTCACGGGAATTGTTATCGTAGTGTGTACCAATGCCGTAGTGTTTAATAGTTTCCCACTTATAAGCGCCATTTGTAAATTTCACCCTGTTTTTTGGTATTCCTAATTCGTCAGCAACTTTATAAACTGCTTCACTTGCTGTTTGTTGGCGTCTTGTAACTATATAAACTGTTTTGCCTTCTGAAATTAATCTTTTAGCCAAAGCTTTGCCACGTTCTGTGTCCAATGTATCGTCAAAATCAATTGAAACTTTATTTGGGTCGGCTGCATATGCACCTGAAGCTAATATTGCCTGCCAAACTTTTGTTGCTTTATCTTCGGTGTCATAAATGCAAGCACCTGACCCAATTCTGTATTTACCGTTTAAACATTTAAATATTGGCATTACCTATCAGTTTATTATAAATAGCAAATCTTCGTTTATTAACCTCATGCAAATTAAAGTGCGTATTGCAGTATTGAAATAACTGCTCTCCATATTCAATTCTTGCCGCCTCATCATTGGTTAGTAAATGTATCCAATAATACCAATCCTTTTGACTATTCACATAACAAACAGGCATATTTTTATATGGGTCAACATTTGAAACAATAGCAGGGTTATGCTTAGATGCTGTTTCTAATATCTTTAAATTTGATTTCATTGAGTTGAAATGATTATTAACTAATGGTATTAAACTAACATCACTATCAGTATAAGCAGCCATATATTTAGTCACCTCATTGTAATTATAAATAGTAGGGTTTAATCTCAATCCGTTTGTAAAAGCGCCTATCATTTTATCCCATATAGGCTTTTCATATTCATTATATCCTGCTATTATAGTTTTAATTGGAAAGTTGATTCTTTTCATTGGAAATCTTAATATTTCTAAATCAGCACCATGTGTTCCTGAACCTGACCAAAAATATCTAACTAAATCACTTTCTTTTTTATTATCTTGAAATTGCTCCTCACCATAAGGAATAGCATTAGGAAGTATCTCTACATTTTTATTAATTTTATATATCTCACTTGCTAATCTTTCATGAGTACAGGTACAAAGGTCTGCAATTCTTATAAAAGATTGAATATCATCTCCAATATTATAAATACTATAAGCGTTTGATAAGATATGCGTAGGTGGTAAAATCCAATGGTCATCATTATCAATAATTAATTTAAATCCATATTTTTTTTTCCAATTCTCTAATTGCTCAACAGAAATATTTGTAACCATTCTATTTATAATTACAATATCATAATTATTATCAATTATTTCTTCATTAATAACATCAGTTACCATCAAATAATCTTTTTGCATATTAACTAATGGCATCAATATTCTATGATAACCTACTCCACTTGACTTACTTGTAAAAGCTATAATTCTCATAATGCTAAATAATATGATTTGCTGCCATTAGAATAATTAGCTACATTATTTTGATGCAATTCCCAAGTTTTTTTAACTGATTCAGCTTTATTATAGCCATAAGCATCTAATCCATTTTGTTCAATATGTATAGCTTTACAATATGGTAAATACTTATTTTTAAATCCTGCTGCTCTAACTCGTGTGCAATAATCTAAATCTATCGCGCCGTATGGGTCTAATTCTTCATTAAACGCGCCTACTTTTAATATTACTTCTTTACTTATTGTAAAATTTCCAATCAAATCTAAAGAGTCAAGTTCGCATCCATCTAAAGGAATTGAGCATATACCTATTGTTTTATCTTGCATAAAATCATTTCTTATTTGCAGCCAATTATCAGGTTCAATTATATCATTTCCCATTATGGTAACATAATCTATAATGTCAAAATTTAATAGCCTCAAACATTTATTAATTGCATTAGCTATCCCTTCTTCATTCATTAAAAATTTAATGTAATTGGTATTTTCACCTGCTCTTTTTATATTATTAGCAAGTGTTTCAACATTCAAATTTTGATAATTCAAGTATATTATTGCGTTCATCGTGGTGTATTTTTCCCTAATTCTTTAGCAGGAACTCCTGCATATTTTGTAAATGGTTTTGAATGTCCTTTAAAAAATGCACTTGCTCCTATCATACACCCCATTTCAATAATTGAAAATTGATGCAATACGGCATTTAATCCTATGTTTGAATATTGATTAATAACTGAATGACCTCCAATCTTTGCACCGCAACTAATCGTTACATTAGATAAAATTCTACAATCGTGTCCTATATGTGCGTGTTTCATTATAAAACAATTATGAGCTATCATTGTTGTTTCTTCTGTTCCTGCATCTATTGTAACCAATCCTGTAATTATATTATTATCACCTATCCAAACCTTGCCTATTTCAGCACCCCAATATTTCTTATGTTCCGCAGGGTCGCCTATAATACAATAAGCGCCAATATAATTATTATCACCTAAGATAACATTAGGATGAATTATTGCAGTAGGGTGAATAATGTTAGACATTAGCTTCGTAATAATTGTATATAAATTTTATCATATGCATCTTGCAATCCCCACACCAAATAGTACAGATATAATTACCATCTATGTATTTTCTGTAAATGGCTTCATATCTTTTTAGTACATCTAATTCAATATTTCTGATATATCCATTTTGAACTGTGTACCAATTATTAATATGCTCTATTAAATATTCCTTATCAATATTATCCATACATTAATTTATTCATATAAAATTCAAAAATAGCAGCAAATACACCCGATATAAACATAACGCTAAAAATATTTAATACTAATTCAGGTGTAAAAAGAAGTAATAATCCCACCCATGCAGATAGACAGGATACGCACGAGAACGGCTTATAATTAATCTTCCATTTAATATGTAAGTGGTGTATATAATTAAAGAAAATTGATGCACATATTGAAGTTAAAATTATTTGAATCATTTTTTTAGGTTTTGTTTTAACTCTTTTTTGGTTTTATGAAGTGTTCTAATGATAGACATATAAGGTATGCCTGTTTTACGGCTTAATTCTTTTGCATTTTTTTTAAAATCAATAGCATATAAAGTTAATATTTCTTTATGATACCAATGTAAACCTTCTAATTTAACTTCCATTCTATCAACTAAGTCAGATGATTCATTTTCTATTACTCTGCCTGTATCAATAAACTCACTAAAGTTTCTATAATTTTTATAGAATGTACTTCTATCTGACTTTATCATATTCAACATTGTTCTTACAATATAAAATCTTAATTCATTTCTATCATACATCCCTATTAACTTTTGTTCTTCCATCTCACATAAAACTAAAAACACTTCAGCTTTTAAATCATATTGTAATTCTTCGGGTTGCATCTTTGCAAATGCTTGATTAACTTCTTTTGAATCCCAATATTCAGCTATAATTTCATTTTTCCCCATTCTATTAAAACAGGTTTTCCATCCTGTTCAGTACAAATGTACACTAAACATTCACATTTCCAAGCATCAGTAAATCTTTCAATCTGCTCTTTACTTAATTTATCCCCTATTTTTTTTATTTCTACTGCTATATATTTCCCTTTATTTGTATATCCTTGTAAGTCAGCCCACCCTTTTTGAATCGTTCCCCTGCGCTTCCCGTATGGTATATTATTAACTCTATTAAGTCTAAATCCCATATATTCAAAATTTTTTTTAGCCCATTGTGTTAATTCATTTGCAGATATATCCATTTTAAAATGCTTTAATTGTACCCTCTTTTTTCTTACTTGTGTATATTTTTTGCGCAGCCCTTTGACAAATTAAGCAATAAGTATAATACCCATCTTGGGTTCTGTTATCTTTTCGGAAGTCCGTTAATTCCTTTTGTTGTTTGCATTTGGTACATTTTCTCATAAAATTCAGGTTTAAAATTTAATACATTAATTTCTTTTTTGCACTCTAACCAACAAGCGTAATACTCATTAAAATTTTTAGTGTAGCAATATTTTACCACTCCATAATCCTTATATCTAATTTGCCATATCATAATAAAATACTAATGCCAATGCTTTGCATTGATGTTCTATAAAATCTTCATCTTTAATCTTCTTATTAAATTCCTTTGCATCAATAGGTAACATTTTAGCTAACCTATCTGCATTATCTAAGTTTACAAAGTTAATAATCTCTAACTTCTTTTTGTTATCTATTTGTAATTTTTTTTGTTTTAACAAAATATTAAAAACCTTATTAACATTAAATACTCTATTAAAATCCTTTCTTTTACCTGTTAACCATTCATTTTTGCTGAATTCTACTATTTCATCATCTGTTAATTTAGGCACAGGTAGTTCTTTGTTAATTTGTATCTGCCTTCTTACTTGATTAGCCTTGTATTTGTAAGCATTCATAACTTGACTAATAAATTTAGCGCTGAATTTTTCGTAATGGTCAACATTACATTCTAATTTTCCCTGTGTAGCCAATTTAAAAGCAACTCTAAATTCCTGTATTGTAAATTGTGGAAAACTTGTTCGGATGAAATCTTCAATTATAGCATATTCATTCTCATCAGGTAGTCTTGTAAGCCCAATCAAAGTAAATATATAGGCTAATGTTTGTTTAAGGATTATAGGTGATACAAGGTTTAATTTATCCCCCATAAAACATTGTGCTATCTCATTCTCAACTATTGACCCATTGGTTAAGGTCAGACATTCTTTTTGTACTTGCTGAAGTTGCTGATTTTGTTCCATATTTTTCTTTATTTTTATTCCAAGTCATTATCCTGCGCTTAATATCAAAAAACTTTTCTAATTCAAATCGTAATTTACCATTTTTATTTGGTTCTAACCAATACAGGCAAAAATTATCAAATTCATCACCTATATCAGTTTTGTAGTTTGATAGTTTATCTATAAACTCTTTACTATTATTTACTTTTATTTCCTTTATTTCCTTTCCTTTACTTTCCTTTATAGCATTGCCTTCGCATTGCGATTGCATTGCGTTCGCATTAATCCATCTTTTATGTGCTGATTCTCTTGCCTTTATACTTTTAGAATCTCTTTCATCTAATCGTTTTTGTACAGATAGGCTTCCAAAGGTATCACCATCAAATACAAATAAATCAAAATCATTTATCACACTTTTAACAACTGCAACATCTATTCTATAATCATAAGCAATGCCATCGTAATCCGTTCGCAATGCGTTCGCATTATTATATAAATCTTCAATAATAGCCCAAAACAATCCATATCCAACCAACCCATTTGTTCTTAGTAGGAATTTAATCTTTTCGTCATTGCGGCTATTGTAATCGTGGGAGAAGTAAAAAGTATCTTTAGACATAATAAAAAAGCCCTCAGATTTGCAGGTAATAGCAGTACCTACGCCTCTTCGGGCAATGTTTTTAATTAAAGGATTCTGCTATAATCCTAATTGTTTACAAATATACCGTAATTTTTTAATTCACTTTGTATTTGTTCAATCTTTATTTTATACCAATCTTCAGTAAGAATAAGGTCCGTAGCTGTCTTAATATTATAAAGAACAGTACTATGGTCATTAACACCTATTAACTCAGCTATCTCGTTTAAACTTAACTTAGTATGGGTTTTAAGGATATATGCTGCAGCTTTTCTTCCAAATATAGTACCTTGTTTTCTATTCTTAACCTTAATATTTGTGTCAAAAATATCTTCAATTAATTCAACAATTTTCTTAGGTGATATTTGTTTTTTTGAATCATCTAAAATTATCATTTTATTATTAGTTAAAATATTTTTTAACTGATTAAGGTTTTTAGCTTGTGCTTTATAATAGGCTATAATTTCTGTTTCCATAATTTAAAATAAGTCATCATCTTTTACAATTTGAATAATAGGTTTGTAAGTATCTTCTACAATATTATAATCAGGATGCTTTTCTTCTTTCTTATATTTGTTTTCCCACATAGAAAACTTTGCACCATTTATTGTAAAACTTATTACAACTCCCTTTGTTGTTTGTTTTTTCCAAGCACCAATAGGTCTTTTTACTTCTTCATTATCCATTTTTCTTAGATTTTATAAGTTTATAATTAGCCACATTCTTAGGCTTTTTCTTTGTTCCTACGTTTATAGTATCAGTAATAATATTATGCCCTTCTTTACGAAGGTTAAATATCAATGCTGCTAATCTAAAACTACCATACTTTCTTAACGCATCTAATGGTGTGATGCTACTTTTTTGTAAGTGGTTAAGCACTTGTGATTGTTGATTCATCTTCTTTATTTAAAATTGGTTTACCCATAATAAGTTCCCATTTGTTTAGGAATGTCTTAAATTCTTCAAAGGCTTCTGCTGAATACCAAGTATAGTGATATAATTCAGCTAATAATAATTGGCGTTCAAAAGGTATTAAGTCTTGCATTATTTATTAATTTGGTTAGCTAATATAATCTTATAGGCTTTATCATATTGCTCATTCGTAGTGTAAGCGCTAATCTTTATAGCCTGTTTGCTTTTCAATGCCTCATCCCATATTGTGTTCTCAAGCATAACAATTAATTTCATCCTTTTTTCTTCTCCTACTTCATCTTTATGGTCATTGTTAGCATCAGCATCTTTTGTATCATCAATAGCAAATAATCCATTGAGTGCATACTTTCTTGCGTAACTTGATGCAGCACCCGTTATCTGTGCTGAATCCATACCCTTCTTTACTTCTTCTTCCCTAGCCCAACCATTGACAGATATATTCTCATCTGTTCCGTCTAATAGCCTTGCGGTAGCTTTTATGTAGATTCTATCACCTACCAATACTACCTCATCACTTATTACTAATGCAGTATCATATTTAAATAATATGGGCTTAACTGCTTCAATAATATCTTCTGCACTTCGGTACTTATATTTCCCAAAGTTGTTTGTCTGCCCTTTCGGTGCTTTTAATTCTGCTTGAATTTTTACTAAGTTCATATGTTTTGTTTTGGTTTAAAAATTAATCTCCATATTCCTCAAACTTTTCTGTAAGGTCATCCCATCTTATATAAGGTTTTAATTCCCTTGCTTGTATTTTAGCATTAGGATATTTAACCCTATAATATTTAGCAAAATCTTCTTTTGCTTTTTGGTACATTTGCCAATACTCTGCCTTAAAAAATTTATGGCAGTTGTTATATTTTGCTCGGTGATAATCTAAAATATCACCTAAACGCATTAGTTCGTAATCCATTACTCAATAATTTTGGTTTCTAAAATAGTTTTAACAGGGGTTAAACTTCCGCCATTAGCTACAATAACAAATTTTTCATAAGCAATTTCTTTGTCATAATGACCCGAATCGCTTAAATAAGAATCATCAATGTTAGTAAAATACCAAGTTTTATTATTATCATAATAAGCCACTTGTTCTACAAATTCAATTTTTTTCATAATTTTTAGGTTTTATTTATACAAATATACACCTTTTATACATATTATATACATATAAGGGCATCTTTTTTTAGCATAATATCATAATTATTATGAATGGTTAATAATAGGGATAAACGGAAAATATAAGGGATAAGTGGTAAATGTCCGATATTTTGTCCGGACAAGAAATAGGACAAAATAAGTTATTCCTCTATTTCAGGGAATATTTCCTCGTGAAGTTCATTAATAACTTCAGCAATAATATCAAGCGATTGCCTGCGTATTTTTTTAATCTTATTAGCCTCTATCTTTGAAATCAAAGTAAGGTCTATTTCATCAACTGCATTAATAGCATAATAGGCACAGGAAATTAAATCACTTCTTGTAGTGGTTTCAGCTTCTTCCCATTCTAATTCTTCAATAGGTTCTGCATCAGGTTTAACTTCTTCTTCCATTAGTTACAATTTTAAAAGTGCTTCATCAGGTCTTTCTATTTCAGATACTTGCAATCTTTGACCGCCTCTTATAGATGCTAACATCCTTGAAATTTGGCTTTGTACATCATAATAATATTGTAATTTATTAACTAACCAAATCTCTTGCTCTTGCGCAGACCACTTATTGAATCCCTTAGGCATTTTCATATTATTTATCTGTTTTTGAATGATAGTGATTGCAGGTCTTACATTTATATTGAATCCTTGTTAAGCCTGTCGCAGTTACTACTTGGTTGTTTCTTATTAAATCATCAGAGCCACATTCAGGACAACTACCCCTGTCTTGACCAAATACTACTCCGTAATGAGTTTTTGCTGTCATATGACCCCTCAATGCCTTGAATACCTGTTCAAGTAATGTTACATCTTTCTTACAATACTTAATCATTTTCTCCATAGCAATCTTATCCTTATTCAATAAAATATCTTTCCAAAGATTAAACTCTGTTTTAATCTTATTGCCTAAGCCTAAATACTCCGCTATATAATTTAATCTATTAGATTGAAATCTAAATTTAGACCTAGCAACTTTTAATGTATCAATGGTAACATAAGTTGGGAACATTTCTATATGATGAAACAAACACCTTGTTCTAATCCAAGCTAAATCAAACTTATCTCCATTATGCCCTACCATTTCATTTGAAGTATTTGCAACTTCAATAAACTTTTTTAGCATTGTTTTATCGCATTGCTTACTATCCCATTGTAAAGAGTACACCTCTTTCTCATCTTCCCATTTATAACAGATACATATAATTGCTCTTTCCCTTATTATGTTATCCGTTGTTATATTTTTTTTATAACCTGCTTCCCAAAACAATCCTATATTAGGGCTTGTTTCAATGTCAAAGAATAATCTTCTCCTTTTGGTTTGTAGCATTTAGTAGGGTTTATAGTGTGTTCCATCTTTTTTTATTGCTTTTAAAACTTGTTTTCTTTGTTTTCCTGTACTTTCATATGATACGTGAACCCAATCAGGGTTTTCATCATTACCAAATTCCCAAATAAGTTGGTCAAATTGCAAATTATCTTTAATATAATTGAATATCATTTTATTAGTAACTCCATTTGGTGTGCCATCCATATCTAAATCAACCGCTTCGCCTGTGCAATGTTGACTTGTTGCAGCACCACCAATACATTTGTTAAGTTCAAGTGAACGATAACCACTTGAAATATGTATAGGACATCTAAAATAATTTCGTATTGGTTCAAATACTTTTTCAGCTAATAATTTAAAGTTAGCTATATGTGCTTCTGTTGGCATATTAGAAATGCCGTTGCGTTTTGCTGATTCGCTTCTAATTACCTCGCTTAAATCTAAATGTTCGCTTAATTTCATATTAATCTTTTTTAAATATTTTTTCAGCAGTCGTTAATCCTAATGCTGCCGCAGCTAATCCCGCTACTAAATAAACCAATGATTCAGTTGGCGTATGTATTAACTTCCCACAAATTGAAATAGTGCAAATAAATCCACATAGCCTTTTCATTGATAAGTTGCCACCATCTTCGCAAAAAAATTGCCTCATAATCTAAAATTTTAAATAATACCCCGCTTGATATTGATTGGTTGTAGCTGAAATTGTAAATAAGCCCTTTTTAGGAACTTTAATTGCTAATCCAATACCTACACCCACTTTCTCATCAAAGCGCCTTAAATCGCCTAAAACACCCAAATAAACCTCTAATTTAGAAGGTAGTATCTTAATGGTTTCTATTCTTATTGTTTTTTCAGTCAAACTTGCATTATATGACCTGCCAATTATTCTATTTTGGCTAATGGTATCTTGAATAGATACGTAATTATTCGTATCTATCCTTAAAGTATCCGTATAAATCTTTGCTTGGTTGTAATCTTTTACGATAAAAGCAGTATCATGTACAGGCATTTGTATAGAATCAATGATATAGAATGGTATATCTTTCCCTTTCTTGTACGTATTGACGTACAATGTTTTGTACGTAGTATCATGTTTAACAGTTTCTAAAAGTTCGCTTTTAGTAAACTTATCTCTATTAAATAATACTACAACAATTAAAATCAATAATATAGTTAATATTAAATCCTTAATCATTCTTTACTTTTTTTGTGGCATTGTAATAATAGCGAATCGCCATTAAACCTGAAATAATAGCAATCAAACCTGCAAATAAAGTAACTACGGGTTGAATTGTTGAAATACTTACAATAGCGCTTAAAACGCTTATTCCTGTGCCTATGTCGGCTTGATTGCTATGCGGTGTCATTCTT